AAATAGGTAATGGTTAAAACTTTTTAACTATTTTTTCCCCCATTCCTCGACACGGGCCTGATGTATACAACGTGGTACACCAACAGGGATGCAAGGTGGTACACCAAGAAGGATTCTAGGAAGTATTTCAACAAGAAGTGTTGACAGTTGGGTATGAATGTGGTACAATAGACGTATAGAAAGGACGGATACAATGAAACTCGAAAACCTAATTGAAGCATTAGATTTAATGATGAATATTGGTGGTGGTTCATGGCTTAATATTGTAGATGTGGCGGGCAATGATTTGTGGCGGGGGTGCTTGGCAGAGTTTGATAAAAAATCTTGGTTTAATCGGGAGATTGTTGCATGGGCTTACACAGATGTAACGGACACTGTTATAATTCTTGTTGAATGGTGAGGTTAGCAAAGGAGTGATTCAAAGCATGATAAAGCTCACAAACCAGATGAGGGAATATCTCTTAATCTTCGGGCGGTATGAGGCGGTGAGGTGGTCATATGAATATGACCCCTATACCTGTACCGTCACCCGATACAAGAAGAACGACAAAACACCGGTCGAAGTTCTGCACATCGACCTTTTGAAGGAAGGAGTTAAGGCATGAAGGTCAGCGAGTTAATGAGCAAGTGCGTCAACTGCGATTACAACCGGACTAGGGTGACTTTATGGGATGGGAAAACCCTGATGTGGAGCGCTCCGAATGCGATTCCTGAGCGGGTGAAAAATATGTATGTTCGGAGTTTCAAACTAGGCCAGATAAAAGGCGGGCAGTTGGTCGCAATCGAGATAACCATTGAAGGGAGAGATAAATTGTGATTCAATATATCAAACCCAGTTGTTGGGCATGGATTCTGGCAGACCTCAAAAGGAAGGAAGGGACGAAAGAACGGTGCATCTGGGGCGGTTATCGCTATTACATTCATAGGGTTTATGAATGCACCGCAATCAGGCGTTGCCCTCAGTCCCAAGAGCCTACCTATGAAGCAGATGAGCTTGTCGCATACTTTGCAAAGGGGGAGTTTTAACATGGTGAAGGCGAACATTGTACGGCGCTCTGTTGATGTGCCAGCTCCTTATCTTCCAGCTGGCACTTTCTTCCAGTACAAGAATGAAACCCGGGAGTCGTCCCACGGGTTGTTGTTGAAGGTGGACACGACGGATAGAGCGGTCAATCTGTATACCGGTACGATTGTTCCGGTTCTTGATGCTCCGTATGAGGTCATTCAGGACATCGAAATAAAGGGGTGGGTATAATGAAAATCGACATCAAGACACTCGCCTATATGTACGGCGTTACCGATATGTATACTCAGTTAAGAGTAATACAAGAAGACGGCAAAACCAAGTTTGCGGCGGCTGGCACGTTCCGGCACATCGTGGAAACGTACCCCGATTGTCCGCTGGTTAGATGGTCGTATGCCGTGGAAGACGGTGAAGCATTTATTTTACTGCTAGGTAAGGGGTGGTAAGTATGAAGATGAATCAGTGGTATTTGTACGAACAGGAAGAGGATAACACCGACCGTTTCCACCGCCATGTCATGGAGTGGGTCGAGATTCTGGGCTTGCTCCTGTCTCTGGTCTGGGGCGTCGTCGGTCTGGTGTTCTTCATTCAGCTCATGGAGACGTTAGGGGGTCTGTTTTAATGGTGGTATTTATCTATTGTTATGGGGCACGAAAGCCCGGGCAGACAGGGCGGTTTGTTTACTCCCGCGCAATGCGAGTGAGAGAGGGTATTGCGGTTGACCGTGCATTATACACGTTGTATGATAGTCTTCGGGGGCAAGGTTATTTTCCGATTGTGACCCCGAAGAAGAACGGCATTCGAGTCACATACACGGCAGAGAGGTGAACACCATGAAGAAAGCAAAGACTGACACAGGGCTTATAAAGAAAGCCCCCGACGCAAGGGCGCGTGCATCCAAGAAGACAGGGGAAAAGGCCCTGAGTGCAAAGAAGACGAAAGCAAGGAATGCGAAGACGACAGAAGCAAGGGACGCCAAAACAACAGAGGCAAAGAAACCACGGAAACAGGGCGGCAAGGGTCGCCCTTTCCGTTCTCATGACTGGGGGACATACGCGCCCGGCAATAAAGCCCCGCGTATGTACTCTGAAGATGAGTTGAGGGCCATTGTGAAGAAAGCCGCAAAGGCGGCAAATACTCGCATTCGCACCCTTGAGAAGAAGAGCCTTTCAGACAAGTCTCCGGCCTATAAGTGGCTACAGAAGCGGACAGAGCAGGAGAAACCCCGCTTCAAGGAAGGTGTAACCAAGATGACCCGGGCAGAGCTTGAAAAGCAGTTCATAAGTCTCCGGGAGTTTATGATAAAGAAAACGTCCACGGTGACGGGGTATCGTGAATCCGTTGAGAAGAAAGTAGAACGTGCTAGGGAGATGGGTTTCACCGGAACGCCCGAAGAGCTGGGGGATTTATTCGACCGGTATATGACAGAAAAGAATGAACAGTTGTACGGCTCTGAGGTCATATACCAAGCAATCACCAGTAACCAGATAGACAACTTGCAACAAATTGCGCAAGAGTTTCAGGGTAAAGTAGAAAAGGATAAGATGCAAGGTGCAATCATCCTTCAAATGCTGAGGAACAGGCGGGGAAGATAATGCGATTCAGTCAAGATATTATGGTGTGCGAGACGGCGGGCGAGTTCATGAGTTACATGGACTTCAAGCCGCGCACGGCTTTCCAGAGGGGAAAGCACGTCGAGTATATAGATATTACTTGCACCTTTGATATTGAGACGACGAACGACGACGCAGACGGATTTGCATACAGCTTTCAAACGTGCGTGGGTGGTGTGGTAGTAGTTCCCCGTTACTTCGAAGACTGGGCAGAAATCGTGGAAACGCTCTGTGATAAGTGGCATATCACAGACAAAAGGAAACTGGTGGTGTACGTCCACAATCTGGGCTATGAGTTTACCTATCTTATCCAGCTCTTAACGCTTCGCTGGGGTGACTGCAAGGCGCTTTATACCAAGAGCAGAAAGCCCCTCACCCTTGAGTTTGCAAACGGCATAGAGTTCAGGGACTCGCTCAAGCTGTTTCAAAAGTCCCTTGCGAAAGCCACGAAAGGATGCAAGCACGAAAAGTTAAAGGGCGATTTGAATTATACCGTATATCGCACTCCCGATACTCCCCTTGATGACAAAGAGTTTGCCTATTGCGTCAACGACGTCTTAGGACTGTATGAAGCAATAGAGCGGATGAAGAAAGAACACGGATTCAATGAAGCAACAATACCCCTCACAAACACGGGCCTTGTCAAACAAGAAGTCAACAAGAATCTGAATAGAGATAAAGGGTTTGCCAAAATCAAGGACGCTTTGACGCTTTCCAAAAATCAAACCTACATCGCCTATAAAGCAATGGCAGGCGGCGACACACACGGCGCACGGTGGAAAGCTGGGTACACCTTTAAGAATTGCAATTCTTACGACTTCAAAAGTGCGCACCCGTCACAACAGCTCTTATGGAAGTTCCCCACAGGCAAACCGTTTGACCTTCCAGAGGATACCCCCGAAGAGGACATGAACGCCCTGATAGACGCGGGTATGGGCTGGGTCGGTAAAATCGCAATCACTGGACTCAGTATCAAGGATGAATGCCCAGACCCGTGCATAAGCCGTAGCAAGTGCATCAACAGTGAAATCATCGGTGAAGAGGATAACGGGCGAGTTTTGGACGCAGAGGGAACGCTTTTGTTGTACTGCGATTCAAACGACTGGCAGAGAATCCGGGAAGGATACAACTATTCTGAAATGATAGCGGCTGAGTCGTTCGCCTTTCGTCTGGCTTATCTGCCTGAGTCTTTCCGGCACACGATTCTTGAGAAGTTCCGTATCAAGGAAACAATGAAGGGTAGTCCAGAATACGCCTTTAGCAAAATCTGCGTGAACACCATATACGGCGCAACAGCTCAAAAGCAAATCCGGGATGAGTACACGGCAAACATCGGGGATGCAATCGAGTTCGAGAAACTGAGCTGGGAAAAGAACCTTGATGACATGACCGATGACGAAGTGACCAAAGCCCAGACGAAGAAGAACACCTTCCCCTTCCTCTGGGGTTTGTGGACAGCCAGCTTGACCCGCCTCAAGTTGTGGCGGCTGTTGAAGATTGTGGGCTGGGACAGGGTCATATACTGGGACACGGATTCCTGCAAATTTGAGGGCGAGAAAGTCCCGGGTGTTGATGAGTACAATGAAGAAATCAAGCGGCAGTGCATCGCCCGAAAGTGCGTTGTCCAGAAAGACAACGGCAAGTGTGTTTATATCGGAGTAGCCGAAGACGAACACCCACAGGCCGATTATGGTTATCAGGAGTTCCGTTTTCTTCATGCGAAGTGTTACGCCGCGCGGAACTGCGACGGGGTTCTAGAAAGCACCATTGCAGGCGTTGGAAAACGTGAGGGCCAGCTTGCACTTGGTTGCCGTCCGTTTATTACTCTCAACGGAATTGAGCTGAGGGGCGGCGATATAGAAAAACTTAATGATTTTCTTGTTATTCCAAATGCGGGCGGGCAGATGCTCACTTACCACGACGCCCCGCCCCGCCTGCGCACCGATTTTGTAAAGCCCACTATGTCCGCGTCGTGGATAGTCATGACCCCCCGCCGGTATGAAGTGGGTGGAGTGGACGCTGAGAACATCGACATAGAAAGACTGGGATAAAGAAAAGCCCCCGCCAAAGCGGGGGCTTTGTTATTGTGTCAGGCGGTCGGTTCGTCGGCGGCAGGGATGTCACTTGCAGTCGTGTACTTGTCGGCATTGTTCCGGTACACGACAACATAGAAAGGAGAATCCGGGACGAAGTCAGAACCCAGTCGGGCAAGGACTCCGAATGCATTGTTGATGTTGCCGGTAGTTACCCAGTTAGGCACGGTGACTTCTGTGCCGTCTGCCTTGTACAGATGAAGTTTGCCCTTCGTGGTATCGACATTCACACCCGGCCTGTCTTTGTAAGAAAAGACAGGGTAGGGGAAGAGGCCGTAAATGCTCCACACGTTCGGCGCGTCGGGGGTATGAGTAGGAATGCCCAGAGCGACAGAAGAGGCCGTGTTGTTATAGTCGCCGGTTTTAAGGGGAATACGGGTGGCGTCCTGCTTATCAACATACACCTTGGTAGCATAGCCGGACACGTCCGGGATGTCGGCCTTGTTGGCCTTGGTCGTGTTCAGGTTGGCGATAGCGTCGTCCTGCGTTTTCTGGCTGGCCTCGAACGCCGTCTTGGTGACGTGGGTATTGCTGGCAGTTTCCAGAGCGTGGATTCTGTTATCCTGTGTCTTGTCTTTGGCGTCGATACGGGCGATAGTTGCCGCGTATTCTTTGGGGTCGATGAGTTCAAGGTGCTCCACCTTGTCATCGACGGCGGCGATGGCAGTATCCTGAGCGGCGTCCTTTGCCTTGAGGTCTGCAATAGACTGGGTGTGTCCGTCGGTCTTCGTCTCAAGGGCAGAGATACGGCGCTCATGACCGGACAGCTCATCAGAGTGTCGGGCCAGCTCCTGCGCGTTGGCGGCGATGAGCTTACCGTTTGCCACCTCTGCCGCTTTGGCGCGGGTCGTCTCAGCCGTCAGGGCGGCGTTGGTGGCGTCGGTCTTGGTATCGAGTGCATCTAGACGCCCTTCGGCGGCAGTGGTGCGATTTTCGAGAGCGTCCAGCCGCCCGTTCTGCTGAACGTCCTTCTGCTGGATGTGGGCGATGGCGTCCGCGTTCTGGGCAATTTTGGCCTCATCTTCGGTGAGGTCTGCCCGGAGTCCGTCGGTGACAGAGGTGAGCCGTTCGATAGCCGTATGGTTATCGGTGACTTCCTTATGCAGGACGGAAAGCTCTGCGGCGTGGTCTTTGAGCTGTTCCGCGTGTTTCGCCAGCTCCTTGGAGTTAACGGCGATGCTTGCGGCGTTGTCCTGAATGTTCGTAGTGTTCCGGGCAATGTCCTGTGTGTTCTGGGTCAGGGTGGTGGCCTGTGCATCGTTGACAGTCTCGATGGCAGAAAGCCGTGCATCCTGCTCCCGGTCTTTCGCCTGAATGGCAGAGATGTCAGTGTCGTTCGAAGTGATTTGGCGCTGAAGGTCAGCGTCCTTCGCTTCGAGTGCGGCGATGTCCTTCACGGTCTGAGCCTGACCGGCCTGAAGGTCAGAGATAGCCGCGTCGGCGTTGTCCACGCGCTCTGCAAGAGCGTCCACCCGGGCGACAGTGGACGCAACAGAGTTTTTCATCTCTGCGTTATCCTTGTCATACTGGGCGATTTTCTCCCGGAACTCCTTGTTATCAGATGCAAACCCCGTCACCTGCTGGGACAGGTCTTTCACCTGATTTTTGTACTCTTCGACCTGTGCATTATATGCACCGGTGAGCGCCCAGTACCGCTCATTCTTGATGTCAATGCCGGGCGGTACGGGACACTTGGAAGTGTAAGACTCACCCTTATAGGTGACGATAGTTAAGGACTCATAGCCCCGTTCCGTGTCCCACTCGATGGGGTCAGCGAACTTCGGGACGTAACGCGCCCCGACGTACTGGGACGGCCCACAGCCCGGGGGCGGGGGCGGCGTCGGACGCGGCGGGCGCGGGGGGCAACAGGGGTCAGGACGGCAGGGATGACACTCACCGCCCGGCGCGTAAGGCGCGGGTTCGATGGGAAACGGATGACAGTTCTTATCATGTGCCATATTGATAAAGCTCCTTCCTTAGTAATACTTGATGATGAGGTGGCCGTACTCCGGTTCAGTAATGTCAGCACCGGTATCGAAGGTGAGCCACTTCCAGTTAGCAGGGACATAAGCGCAGAAGCGCCCGGAGTCGGTCAGCCCGAACCACACGAAATGCACCATTTCGTTGACCATTGCAGGAAGGTTCTTGTCTGCCCACTCGATGAACCGCCCGTCTTCAAAGTCCCCGTTGTTGAGACGGTCGTTAATACAGTGCTGTGCATCGGTCAGGGCTTTCGTGGCCTGATTCAGAGCGGCAATATTGCCGCTGTTCGAGTCCAGTCCTTTCGAGAGCTGTTCAACGAACGCCTGCAAGCTCTGAATCTGGCCCACCATCCACCTCAAATCATATTGAAAGGGGTCTCCCGGGGTGGCGAACGGGGGGTACATATTGCAGTTCATTACTTCTCCTTTCTGCCGATAAGGCTATCAAGATAGTTGTCGGCGGCAATAGCCTCTTTGGTGAAACTGTTGTTCTTCCACCATGCCCAGATAGCCGCGCCCACGGTCATACCGGTGGAGATGAGCTGTTCCAGCTGTGCGTCATCCACAGGAATGAGGCTGTGTCCGGTTGCAGAAAGAATCTGGTTCGCAAGAGCCAGAATCAGCACGGCGGTACGGGTCATAGTAGCAACCTTAATTTTATTCATGTGTTCACCCCCTTTCTGAGATACTGAACTTCACGTTCAAGGTCTTCTATTCTGTGGTTTGCAACTTTAAGTTGCTCTTCCAGTACAGGAACTCTCGAAATCAGGGTATTGTGTTCCCTGACTTCCCGTGTAAGTTCGTCTAACTTGGTATCGGTGACGGCCTGAGATTTGCTGTTGGCAATGAGCACACCCGTCAAGGTGATGATTCCTGTTATTACGGCGGCTATCACTTCATTCATATTCTAGCACCCCCGTCAATAACAGTCAAGGCAGAAAGCACGGTGGAAGTCGTCAGCGATTTTAGCGTAAATATCGAACAGCACAACGGCCCTTTCTGCTTCAATCATCTGTTGGGTAGTCGTGACGCCGATGTTGCCCGACTTGCTGTATTCATGAGTCACGGTGACAGTGGTGTTCTCCTTTCCCGTCTCAAGAGATACGGCGTGTTCGTTGTGCTTGTTGTCCTTCAAAGACTCGTCCCGGGTACGGTCGTCGTACTGGTTTTTCTTGACGCTCCCGCCCTTGGTAGTTCCCTTGTCAGCGTGTTGGTCTTTTGAAATGCTTTCGGCGCGGGTATCGTCAACTGTGCCGTCCGACGCCGCCGAATGGGTATCACCGTGTGTGTCTGAGGTGGACAAATCACGGGTAGTTTCGAATGCATGGTTTTTGGTGTTCTGGGTCGTGTCTTGGTCAGTCGTCACGCCCTGCGTGAAGTCGGTGTTCTGGGTCGTGTCTTCGTGCTCTGTCCAGTTGGTTTTCTTGGTTTCGTCCGAATGGCCTTTCTCATCGGTGACGGTATGGCTGGCGTTGTCCGGCTGATAGGTGGCCTCATTTTCGGCAGACAATTTGTTTTCGGTATCGCTGACGGTGTTTTTGGTCGTGTCGATTATGTCCGTCATGGTTTCGTCGTGCTTCGTGTCTCGTGTCCCCACGACACCAGTATGAGAAGTAGTATCAACCTGACTATCGAGAGTGCCTTTGACATCTTCGATGAAGTCCCGGGTCTTCTCACCCTCTGCCGTCGAAAGGTTGTTGTCGTGATAGTGTCCATCTTCTTTGTTCCACCCGTCATGCACGGTTTTACTGTGCTGGGTGGCGTCGTTGGTTTTCCAGCCGTCGGCGGCAGTATCTTCATGATAAGCCCCGTCCTCAGTGTTCCACCCGCCTTTTGTGCTGTTAGCAGAAGCGGTATCAGTTGCCCCGCCGTGGCTGTGGGCGTCGCTCTGAGTGCTGGTATCCCGGTCGGTGGTCGTGGTATCGGTGCTCTTTTCCGTCATCTCAGTGTTCCAAATAGGATTATAGGAAAGCTGTGTGGTAGCATACAGCTTTGCCCAGATGGGAGAGAGTCGTTTCGACCACCAGTAAAGTTCACCCTTCATATAAAAGGGGTCGGGGTGATACAACGGGGCGAGTCCGTGCAGATGGCGTATGGTCGAAATAGCCTGCATTTTATCCAGCCCCACGGGCAACACCATATTTGCAAAAAGGTCGGGGTCGTACATCAACAGCGCTTCAAGGTTTGCACCACTGTCCAGCTCATTCACCAGTGTTCCGTAATAAATCGGCATTGTCTTCACTCCCTTCTGTGTCCTGCTTCGGTTCGTTAATTTTGAAAGTAATGTTCAGACCGTACATCTTGTTCACTTCATCAAGGGACTTTTCAAGGCAGATTCTCCACACTTCACGGCGGTTGAATGTCTCAGCGTCTGCGCTTTCGCTTTCGTTGACCACCATTCTTTCCTTCTTGTCGGGCTGGACTTTGATTCCTAGTTCCCGGTAGAAGTCCATCAAAATAGTCCGTCTGAACTCCATGAGTTCGGGGAGAATAAAGTTCTTTGACAAATCACGGTCAATTTGCATGATGGGCAGTTCATAAGCCCCGCCCTCTCCGGTCTTGCCGTCAAGGGGGCGTTTGAGGTCAGCGTTGAGCACAATACCCGGCTCACCGTTTGCCAGCCGCTGGAACATCATTTCAAGGCTTTTCTTCTGCCGGTCGTCTTTGGCAAATGCACCGTATGCAAACCGGGCGTTCAAAGCGCTCTGCCGAATGGCTACTTCTGCGTGTTGCATCTCGACGGCGTACTTGGTAATAATGTCCCAGATACCCCGATAATCAGGGGTAAGCTTGATGACGCCGCACTCAGTCCCTATTTCAAGGGGGCGGTTGAACTGGAAGAACTGGGTGGAAATGGTCATTGCGCGGGGCTGATACTGCAAGCCGTACCCTGAAGGATACCCGGGCTGTACCACCATGCCATACTTCTTCGTATTGAACACTACCACATAGCCCATTCGGAACAGCTGGTACATGAATGCATCATAGTCCCAGCCGATTTGTCCGGGCGCGGCCTCTGGCAGGCCGTCAAACTCGATGATTGAACGGCATCTCTGGAAGAAGGAACGCTCCCAGTAATTGAGGGCGTCGTTGGAAATGCTCTTGATAAATGTTCCACATGGAACACCACCGTCAAAGAATCCATCATAACACTGATACATTATAATCACCTCACTCGATAAATACGCCGCTATCCATAGCGCGGTTGATATATGCTATTTCGTCCGGCATTGCTCCTTCTGGCTGACAAGAGAAACCACGGGTCTTACAGTATCCAGAAACAGGCGTTGCCACCTTCATAACGGGATACCCATACAGGCCCTGATAACCGGCATCATCAATAGGGGGATAATACAGAAGCGTCAACCGCGCTTCGGTGGGTAACAGCGTCTGTGACGCGCCTGCCGTAAAGCCCACGCTCTGGGTGATAGGCGTGATAGTCTGCCGGAGTCCTTCGGCGGCTGTTGCCGCGCCTTGCATAGCCGCCTGAACGCCGCTTGCCTTGCCGATGAGTCCCGGGGTCAGAATCGCCGCCCCAACACCCCCGCCGAACTCCATTGCACCGCCCACAATGGTGGACGCTCCACCCATTGCTTTAATGGGGTCAATGTTGCTTGCGCCGATTCCATAGGGGCTTGAGATGTTCGTACTTCCCACGAACGCGGTGTAGTCTCCTGCTGTTACTCTCACAGTAACAGAACCGTCTATCAAAGTCAAGCACCACTCAATATCTACGGTCAGAGCGTTGTTACACTGGTCAACCGGAATGCCTACAACGCCGATATTCGGAACGTAAACTTGAATCTGACAGTTCATCCGCTTCCAGTCCTCAGCGGGCCACGGAATGGGAATGGCTGTCGTGACCTTCCTGTTATCCTTCATGGAGACGATACGGCCCGTGACTGCCGTATCAAAGCCGCCCAGAGTAATGGGGCTTTGACGTCCTGCCCCGTACCGTTCAAAGTTTATCGGTAGCCAGTAACAGGAACGGATATTTTCAACTGCCGAAGAGCCGAAAACAAACTTGTTCATGAACTCCGGGAGTGCAATCTTCCAGTCAACCATTGCTTTGGTTTCTGCTTCCCATAAAGCGGAAAGGGCTGTTAAAAGGGTGTTCATGGTCGTCTGATTTACGGCATAAGTGGCGAGTCCACCCTTGCCCACACAGGACAGCATATAAACGCCCGTATCGGGGTCTAAATTGCCGTCCGTAATGTCGAGAGCCACGGTTGAAACCGTCGGGCGTCTTGCGACGTTCTGCCGCGCGTCCTGCAAACGGAACTGCGCACCGCTTGCATCACTGTTAAAACCGTACTCGATAAACGTCTTGGTTTTGAGTATCGCTTCACGGTAAGTCGCAAGGGGGTCAATACTCAGACTGATTTGCCAGATGTTCGCCCGAAGGGTGGTAATATCGTCTATCCAATAAAACGACTTGGTTTCTTCACAATGACAGTAGTTCCATTGCGGCGAAATATTTATGGAGTTGATTGTGCAGTAGATGACAGGGTGCTCCATGCTGGTGGGTTTCTTGAAGTCGCACCGCTCCAAATCCTTTAATACTCCATAGTCAAATGCCTTGGTTGAATTGAGCCGCTTCTCGACGTTCCCGAAGTGGAAATGATAACCATGCTCTACACTGGGTTCGGGGACAGCTCCATTGAATGTGCCTGCCATTAAATCACCTCTTTCTATAAAAATAAACCCCGCCCCAGAGGGGGGCGGGGCGTTCAGTCGTTACGGGCCGGGCGTAACAGGGTCAGCCATATAATAAAGGATGGCGTTTTCCGTGGGGTCGAGAGTATAGTTCATCTTCCAATGGTGCTCAATGTTCCAATACTCGCCACGCGTGTTAAAGGGAGTCGTCCACACATTATCCTTGAAGTAGGTCGTCGCCATAGCGCGCTTGTCGTACAGCAGGCCCACCACATAGTCAAGCTGGACGGGCTTGCCCTGCTCCGCCTCTGCGGTGGTCACGTTGAACTGAGCAGGGATAATATTGATAGCAGAGCGGTTGTTGATGTTCTGCCAGAAGGTGACGCCTTCATAGTTGCCGAAGGACAGATAACCCGGGCCGAAGATAGCGGGGTAAACCCACGCCTTTGCATCGTTAATGAGGGGCTGGTACAAAAGAAGTTTCTGTTCACTCTTGGGAGTGTGCCGGAACAGGTGCAGGGTGTTCCCCTTGTCATCGGTGCAATGGGGCGTCAGATGGAACAGCTCCGTGGACTCTTCCAGAAGCGCGGTATCCGTTTCCAGACGACTCACAAAGAAGGAAAGAAACTCCTGCAAATGGGTGGTCAAAAGTTCGTGGGTCGTGTAGGCGGTATTCCGGGCCACGTTGAAAGCCTCAGTAAGATTGACCTTACTGCCCGGTTTGCCGGTGTTGTAGATAGCGCCCATATAGTTCATGACACACAGGCGGTTTTCCATCTCCTTCCAGCGGGCAACGTCGTTCTGAATCTCGACAGCCATACCCTGCATAAAAGCGGAGAACTCCGACTCAGACTGAAATGCCGTGTTGAGCTGGTCGAGAAACCGGGTGTACGTCTGGTTCAAAGTCTTCTGGTCGCCATACCACAGTTCCAGCGGATAACGCTTCTTGATTTTGTACATATCAAGGCTGTTACCGTCCACCAGAGTATCGGGGTTCTGCTGGGTGTTAACAAAGTCGGTCTGTTCGAACTCGCCCGCGAAGAAGGCGATTTTCCGCATGAACAACCCCCAGTCCTGCCGACTCACTTCAATAGAAGTAAAGCGGCCCGTGTACGCGCGGCTGTCGATGACAGTGCGGGCCACCATGTTGGAAAGGGCCTGCAACGTTCCTTCTTTGCTGGTCGAAAGACACATCTGACCGACGTTAATAAAAGACGAAGTGTCCACGGCGGTGATAGTACGCTGGCCCGTGACGTCCTGCAAGACGGCATTGACGATGGTGTAGACGTCTTTCGGACGGAACACGTCAGCCTTTGCAAGGGTGGGCATATTGTTCTTCGATTTTGCCACGATTTACACCCCCTTCGAGAAGTCCGGCGCGGCGTCCGGTGTTACGGGCGTGATAGCCGCCCTGATGATGTCATCGACCGACACGGCGTCAGCGGTATTGTCGCTCAGACTCCCCGCCGTGGGGGTCGCCAGAGTGTCCAGCCGCGCAGTGAGTGCGGCGATGCTCTGGGCCATAGCGCCCCAGTCCGGTGCGGACGGGGCGACAGCCGAACTTGCAGAAGCAGTAACATTTGTTGCAACGTCACCGGGCAAGGGGGGCGCACCCGTCAGCGGCGCGGCCTTGGGAGTCGTGGGGGCGGGTGCGGGATTGCTACCCAGAAGGGCGGCAATGTCGGCCTTGGAATATCCTGCACGGGCCAGCATAAGAACGTCATCGAGTTTCATTTAATAAGCTCCTTTCCAACGGCTCTTGCCGTTTCTGACATCCACATGAGTGAATGTATGATAGATTCCGATACCCCCAGACGCTCCCAAGAAGCACTCTGCATACTGGGCTACTTTCTCCGGGCTAATACCTTCAATCCAGATGTCAGCCGCCTTACCTTCGCAATGCTGAGACTTCGGAGAAGCGTTTTTGATAGTTCGGTTGTACTCCTTGGAACGGTATCCGCTGTTAATGTGTACCGGCTTGCCGGTCAGGCGTCGAATGTTTTCCAAGAGGTCAACCAAACGGGGGTCGATGATGACAGTATCACAGGGGTCTTTCCTGCTGTGAAACTCCTTCACTTTGAAATGAGGGGAAACAAACGTGTTTGCGTCTGTCCTATATGAGTACGAAAGCATTTGCTTCGCTCCTTTCTATGATAACGGGGGTATGCAAGATAAGAATGCAACTCCACGCCCTTCCGGGGCGCTTATCTTTTGGAGTCCCCCGTACCTTTATAATAGCACTCACTCTTCCTTCATGTCAAGATATTCTCTTATCTTAATAAGGGCCGGAACGTCGGCGCACCAGACTTGACCCAAAACAAACATCAAACCGAAGTAGGGATGAGCAAGCCGAAAAGTGTTTCGCCCGGCCTGTGTATCGGGGTATACTTCGTGGGACTGGTGCGGGGAACTGCACAGATAATAGTGTGCATCATCGTATTTGTAACAATACAAATCCCCTACTTTGAACTCCGGTTTCATGCCCCGAAGACTCATTGGATGGACTGCTTCAAGATTGTTATAGCTGAACTTATTTTCCATTGCCATTTGATAGAACTTTGAATCCTTGTTCTTCATCATGTGCTTCATGAACGCGGTTTGAGCGCGTTTCTCACTAACGCGCTGAGACTTCGGCATACAGAGGAAAACGCCGCTATCTGTAAGCGTCCACTCCTTCCCCGTCCTTGCCATCTTTGCAATCTCATCCACAACACCCAGTTCAACCAGCACGGGCGACGTAATGTCAAAAGCGTTTGCAAGTAGCCACATTCTCAGCGGGGGTTTGCCCTCAAGTTCTCTGTTGCCGTTAATAGTGACATAGGCATTCAAAAGGGCGTCGCCCTCTGCCTTGCGTTTTACAACGATTTTCTCCGGGATGAACTCGTCATACACGACATCATGAAAAGCAGAGCCATTAAAACCACGGATGTTTGCAATGCTGGGAAGGGTCATTCCTATCCCGTATTTCTTGATGCAGTCTTTGGGCTTTCCGTCCTCATACTCATACTGTCCGATGGTGTAGGTTACTTTGCCGCTCTTCACAATGTCCACATCAAAACCTTCATTCTTGAGGGGCAAGAAGGGGTTTAATTGTGGGTCAGATGTGATTGCGTCAAACTCTGTGGTGGTGCGGCGCAGATACAGAAATGGCTTGTCGTTCGTCAGCTCATACAACAGTGTGCCGTAGGTTTTGCCCACCTGTCGTTTACCTATTATAATGTTACACCATGCCCCTAACAAAGAAACGGCTGGGATATTCACCCAGCCATCTTTTGTATAGAGGTCAAGCGTAACTTCTCTGTTACGCTTTCCCATTGTCACACCTCATGCCGGGTTTTCCAGTCCACCGGGTCGCCTGCCTGCGTTGCGTGGTTAATAACGGCCTGTGCGATTCTGTCCTCATCGGCACTGTCCAGCCACACCCCGACGGCGTCCACCCACTTGTCGGACTTGTTGCTCTTGTTCTGAGGTGGGCTGACGAACGCGCCGTTCTTGCCGTCAATGACCTTCATGTTGTACAGGGCAAGGCCGGGAAGGTTAAGGGTGAATGCAATCACCTTGTCACTGAGGAAACGACAGCCGCTGACGGTCGCCCCCTTGATGTTCAGTTTGGGGCGGTCGTCATACTCAGGGGCGGCAACAGTCGAACGATTCTTGTTGAAAGTAGCCATATATAGTCTCCTTTATTACAGTTTCTGGGCGGCGTGAATGACGTCCAGCTTGTCGATGATGGTATAAAGCAGTTCGTTTGTTTTGGCCTGCGCGTTGTACATCTTCGAAAGAAAGTCAACGATTGCGGCCAGTTTGTTGTTGATGTCCTGCATGGTTCTGTACCCCCTTCAACCGAAAATCCAACGACTGAGGAACTGCTTGCCGACGGGGTCAGCGTTTGCCGGGTACAGTGCAGAGGGCTTGAGATGGTCGTTGTAGACCGTTGCAATGAGATGGTTCTGAGCTTTCAACTCTGCTTCCATCTGGGTCATGGTCTTGTTTTCATGACAGCAGGGGTTCCACGCGGGACTATACGGAAAGCCGTGTCTTGCGCCCTCTTCGAATGCCGTGATGGGAACGGGGTCGAAGCGGCCCACACCAGACACGATATTCGAAAGGTTTTCGTCTTTGTCGTACACCAGACCGTAGATGTTTTGAGCGGCGTCCTCATAGAACAGGACATAGGACACGTTTGCCGGGATGCAACACCCGGCAGTGCAGGTATCAGCCATTGTTTACCTCTTCTTTCTGGGAGTCATCCGGCTTGTCGTCGTCCGGTGTTGCCCCCGTCTCTTCAAGCTTGCTGTGCAGGTCGTTCCATGCGAAGTCCGCCGGACTCAGCTCACACATCTCAGAAAGGATGTTCGGATAGGTAACATCAAGGGCGTCCATCTCGAAGACTTTCGTTCCGGCCTTGCTTGCCACGACTTTGAAGCCGTCCAGCTTTGCACACTCGATGCAAGTGCGGACATTGTGCGCTTCGATGAAGAGAAGGTCAAAAACCTTCTTGGCCTTAACAGCGGTCAGCAGAACATACTTGACAGAACATTTCATGTGGTTTCTCTCCTTTGTTTGTGAGTGTTGATATTCGGTATTTGAAACGCTGTTGTGTTTCATGATTTTATTCTACTCCTAAACTAGCTTTATTGCAAGGGTTTTGCACCCATTCAAATGTAAACATTTTATGAACGCCGCGCCCCCGTCTGAAATACTTGTTGGTGTACCACCTTGCATCCCTGTTGGTGTACCACGTTGTATACATCAGGCCCGTGTCGAGGAATGGGGGAAAAAATAGTTAAAAAGTTTTAACCATTACCT